AAAGCTTCTGGGATGTCGTCGAACTCACAGGCAGCAAGATTGATGTGTTGCAGCAGGCAAGTTCCGCGTGATGGCAGGTAAACCTCAAGGCAGACATTGCCTCGAATTCTTTGTCCTTCATTGTCATACTTTACTTTGTTGAGCCATATGTCGCCTGTGCGAATTCCGTAAAGAAGTTTCTCTTTGAAGTCACAGGCTTCCCACCACTCGGTGGTAATGTTGATGCATCGTTTGACCCAGGGCAGCTCGTTTCTAGGAGTTTCGATGAACTCCAAAGCATCAGGGTGGCTGAGGTCAATATGCAAAACGCAAGCGCCGTTCTTGTAGACACCGCCTCTACGTAACGTTTCATTTAGTGATGAGTAGATTCTACCGAAGCTAACAGGTCCAGAAGCCGTGAGACCTTTTCCATTTTCACTTCCTCTGGGTCGGAGCTTAGATAAATGTACCGCAACTCCTGCTCCCAGTCGCAGGGCATGGGAGACGAATCTCCAGCTTGCTTCAATTCCATTGGGTCCTTCCATTGAGTCTTCAACGACGAAGACAGTACAAGAGACGGGTAGACGTGAGGTCGGGTCATCCATCCAGGATTGAACTCGACCAGTGCGGGCGATAGGGTTTGCGGTGGTCATTAGACTAGATCGGTGAGAGTTGGTGGTTGATAGTTTGGTCCCTTCAGAACCTTGCCATCTTCTCGGTAGATGGGCTTACCGTCTTCGCCAAGTTTAGACATGTTCGACCTGTGAACCCGATGCATTGCTTCATCAAGGTCCCATTCCATGTTAGCGGCGAATTGATAGCAGACATAGACAAGATCTGCTAGTTCTTTCAGTTGTTCAGCTTTGTCCTTGAGATGATAAGCTTCGTGGAATTCACTCCACTCTTCATCGATCAAAGATTTCTGCTTCTTTCTGCCAGTAGTCGAATTGGTTATCTGGTATGCGTTCCTGAACTCCGCTGCTTGCTCGCTCAGTAATGTGTTGCAATTCATTTTCTAAGTAGTGGATAGCTTTCTTTAAATCAGAGACAGCAGAGTCCTTGAAGCCTGCGCGGGATATATACTTCACGGCATTACCAAGGTGGTAGTTTAGTCCTTGGTCTCGAATGTAATCCCAAGGTTCGATAGAACCTCGTCTGTAATACTGTGGTCCTTTGGGTTGTTCCATTCAGAAACTAATTGTTTGATGTTGTTGGCGAGTACAAAGTTCTGACGCTGCAATGCCATAAAGATAGTGATGATGTCATCTTTACGGGTGTCGGGTCTGTTAAGAGCGTCCTCAATCTGTCGGATTTTGAAGTCCTGTTCTAAAGTCAACTCTGTAATCGGCGGCGGCGGTCCAAAGGATCGGTTGTTTGTTGATGACATCGTAGTCAGTGCATTGGAGAATTTTAGCAAGTCTTGCGTTTTCGATTGCGACTTCTTCGGAAAGATCTTTCTCAGCAAACGCTTCAACGACAGCTTTCCAAGTATACCCTTTTTCTTCGAAGTATGCGGCGGCTCGCTTAACACCAATACCAGGTACTCCGGCGTATCCATCTGTTTGGTCTCCTGCTAAGGTTTGAATCAAGTGCCACCGGGCACCCTCTTCAGCAGTAATCTCGTGCAGGTCTGACATGTCAAACAGCTTGCCAGGAATCTGACGCATGTCTTTGTCTGGACTGCAGATAACGTTGCCAGGGTTGGCGGTAGCATAGATGCCTAGAGCATCATCAGCTTCTAGACTTGGCATCACAATAACCTGATACTCTTCTTTGAGAGCATTGATGACACGCTTGTATCCACAAGGTTTCTTTCGGTTACGGTGACCTTTGTAGTCGGGTTGGATAGATTTCCTAAAGTTCCTGCTATCAGAGAAAAACAGGATGACCTCAGGGTCAAAAAAATTTTGTGTGATTTTTTTAAGCTCCCTCTTCACACAAGCAAGAGCATCAGAAAACTTTGAAGTAACAACAATAACGTCTTCACCGAAATCTATTTCAGTTTCGGCGGAGGCGCAACATTTGTAGACTACGTAATCCGCATCTACAAGTAACTTCATCGTCCCTGACCACGGTAAGCTTTTTTACCCCTTTTAGGGCGGGAGTTCTTACCAGCTCCCTGTTTAGTTTTTTTAGCTTTGAAGGGCTCAAGTTTCTTGACGCCCAGCATTGATTTGGTTCTCAATGTGTTTCACTCCAGTCTTTCCCGATACCTGCTTCTGCTGCGATCGGGATCCGGAGGTCATAGACTTCTCCAGTCTCTGCAGCGCTGAGTACCAAGGATGAACATAGGTCGTTTGCATGTTTAGGGTCGCACTCAAACTGTAGTTCGTCATGCACAAAGGCAAGCTGACTACAACATAATTTGAGCGTCTTTACGTTGTTGTGATTAATAAGCATCCACCGCTTAGCAACGACACCAGCACCTGATTGAAGCAGGTAGTTTAGTGCCTTGTGTGGCGAATCTAGTAGGATCTTTCGTTTGTCAATAGATTGTACAAACCCTCTTTCTGAAGCAGACTTAATAGCGGCAAGGAGTAAATCAAGCCCTTCAATGGCTTCGATGTAGGCTTCCCTAATCTCTTTGCCTTTTTTCTTGGCTTGCGAGGGTGAAAGAAGTTTGTCATAGGATAGTCCAATTTTTTGGTCGCCTGCGCCATACAGGAAAGCGTAGGTCACTGTTTTCACGAGCTTGCGTGAGATGCCAATCTTATCGGCATTCACTTGGTGTATGTCTCCGTTGAGGAGGATGTCGGCGTACTTGCCCTCGTCGTATCTAGCAAGATAGTGTGCAAGCATCCGAAGCTCAATCCCGCTAAGATCAGCGCCGACCATGACTTGACCCGGAGTTGGAATAAAAAGTCGTCTAAATCGTTCATCACTGGGTACTTGCGCCAGGTTCGGATTTCGGTGGGCGCATCTATGGGTAGCCGTGGCTACACTGCAGTGGTGGTGTATTCTAGAGTTGGTACATAGCTTCAGCCATGCGTTCACGCCTTGGGAGAGCATCCCAAGCATTTTCGTTACCGTCAAACATCTCAGAAACTTCATAGAAATCTCTGATGATATCTCTTTCAGAATAGGTTCGTCGATAATAGGCTTCCCAGTGGCAGTCAGCTGGGTCGGTTTCCAACCATAATAGGTCTTTAGAATCCATGCGATATGATCCCTAGAAGTAGGATTGGTTTCTTTCAGGCGAGTGAAGGTAGCACCTTCGACATAGCCTTGTGTTTTATTATTACGTTTAGGCGTTTTCTCCTCGCCAGGAACAAAAGGATGAGTGTGAACAATCTCAGCATGGAGACGTTCTAGCTCCTCTTGTAGTTGTTGTGTTAGTTCTTGTGCGGCACGTTCATCGAAGTGCCAGCCATGTATCTCCTGTTGAGTTAGTACGTCAGCGACCTGATGCTCTATCGAGACCCATTCAGGTAGGGTTGGAAGTGCTTCCATACTTTGGTGGTTAAGTTTACGTCTTGTATACAATAGTCTTGCATCTCTTGAGACCAGTCAGACCAGTCAGCGTCCTTGCCAAACTCTCCCTTTGCGTCATTCAGTCTGTGACCATATGACTCAAGGTTGTGTCTTCCATACAGCTTAAGAGGCATTGACTTCCAGTTGTGCTTCTTATCAAGCTCCATCATGTTGGGATGATATAAGCGAGACAGAAGTAAAGTGTCAATGACAGTAGCAGGAGTGTCAAACCAGGGAAAGAGTTTGCGAATGACGGGTAGATCATAGCCGACAATGTTATGACCGACAAGGCAATCAGCATCCTCCAGGCGTTGAATACCTCTGACAACCGGATCCGCATTACCCGTGTCATTGTATGCAAGGGTTTTACCAGTCTCGGTGTCATGAATAGCAAGGCAGTGGATGGTAGTAACATTGTATAGCAGACCGTTGGTCTCTAGGTCAAAAATTAGCATCGTTCCAGTGCCGGATAACACCAGCACAAATAAACATGTTGGTGATTAAAATGAATCCGTCAATCAGGATTAGTTTAGCGACCATTCCAGCGGTAGGTCTTGTCTTTGAATTGTGCTTTTTCAACGGCTTCCTTCGTAGGAGGATTAGGCGGATGAGGAAGCCTCGGATGCTCAATCTCAGCTTCAGAAATCTGTACTTGGATTGAATTCGGGTTCGGGTTGAGTTTCATTGAATTTACAGGTGTCAAGATTATAGGTCAGTCGGCAAGCGACTCCAACCTCTCCAGAATATCGGTTCTTAAGAACTCGCACTGTCGTAGCATTATCATCAGCTCCTCCCTGTTGATCCCGTTCCAAGGCGATGCAGCCATCACTAAGCTGAGCAATAGCAGCGGATCCTCTAAGTTGCCCGAGAGTGACTCTTGCACCCTCTTCATGGTTGACATCTGAAGTAGTCCTCCGTAAGTGTGAAACAAGGAACAGGGCGATACCTGTACGCTCGACAAGAGACCTGAGCTTGGTCATTGTTGAGTCTATCATACGACGCTCGTCTCCGTCAAGCCCTGATAGCAGGATTGACAAGTGGTCAAGGAAGATAACCTTGACATCGAGACCAGTCGCCATGTACTCAATGCGATTGTAGATGACGTCAGGGTCAAACGAACCGAAGCCATCAAACAGGAACAGGTCCCACTTGGCAAGCGTTTCGTCATACGCTTCTGTCAGGGTTTGTCGGTCGTGCTCTCCGAGATGGAGGGACTTTCCAACAGCTGCTGACATGAGTCCAAGAGCAGTGCGCCTATTTGACTCTTCAAGCGCCAGGTAACCGACCCGCTCGTTCCTTTGTAAAAGGTGAGTACAAAGGTCTCTACAAAAGCTGGACTTTCCAATTCCAGATCCTGCAGTAATTGTAATAAGCTCTCCGTACCTGATCCCGTGAAGCTTTTCGTTGAGTCCCTGAAATGGGTAGTCATGATCGTTAGGTGGGTTTGGTGTGGTGACAAGTTCCAAAAGGTTCCTGCCTTCTACAATACCGTCAGGTCGGTATGGTTTAGCATCCCAGATAGCTTGACATATAGCCTTCCCATCGTGCGCTGCAAGCGCCTCTGAGGCGTCCTTGTAGTCATGGGTGAGGTTTGCTATCGTTACCTTTCCCGGCGGCAGTACGGCGGCTGCTTCTTGAGCAGCTTTATATCCAGCATCATCATTATCAAAGAATAGACAAACCTCATCGTAACCTTGAAGCCACGATAGGTTCTTTTGTATGCTCTTCTTAGC